CACTGGACATTTAAGTGGGGCTACAGTTATTGATGATATTGATATAAATGTCACAACAGATGGTTCAGGTCATGTCACTGATTGTAACGGAACTGTTGCCACTAGGAACCTAACCCTTAGTGATCTTGGTTATACAGGTTCTACGAGTGCTAATAACTACTCTCATCCAAGTTATAACGGTGATGACTTTAGTATTGATACAGGTCATCTAAGTGGAGCCACTGTTATTGATGATATTGATATTAATGTCACAACTGATAGTTCGGGACATGTCACTGATTGCAACGGAACTGTTGCCACTAGGAACCTAACCCTTAGTGATCTAGGTTATACAGGTGATGCTGCTGGTTTTGATGAAAGAACTGGTTGGTTATTCGTCTAATGTTAATAATACCTAAATATTAATAGGAATACTAGTTGCTTCCATAATGAAATCTCATAAAATTGCTGAAGAACTTCTATCTAAGGCTGTTGAAAAAATTAGATCTGCAAAACAGCAAGTTGAAGAGGAGTCTGTAAAAATAGATGACTTCGCTGGAAATGCTGCTTATGAGTTTATTGATATAATTAAACCAGAACCAATTAAGATTCCACAATCACAAATCAGATTTATTGAGCAACAAACAGAACAACAGTTGGAAGAAGCCTCAAGAATCCCAACTAAAACTGGAAATATTGTCTTTGTTAATTTAGGTTGGCGCGGAAAAAATTACAGCATAAGAATCTTTTTCCCTTCAATCAAAAAACCATCACGCAGCGACGTTCGGGATCAGTTGCAGAAAATCTATCCTGGATCACGTCTCTGGCATTACCAAGTATCGGACTATGAACCCGGAGAACCCCTTCTCCAAGCAGGAGGAGATTAAGAAGGAAACAGAGAAGTTAAAGAAGCAAGTCGATAATTTGCAAAAAATGTTAGACATGACATTGGAGCATCAAAAGAAAAATCTACAATCACCTAAAGGACACCCACAAACATTTGGCAAATATACAATGATGTAAGGAGAATTTATTATGCCTGAAGAACATTATCTAGGTAATCCATTATTAAAAAAAGCGAATACACCTATTAACTTTACTCAAGATGAGGTTCTTGAGTTTATGAGGTGTAAGGATGATCCTGTTTATTTTGCAAAGAAACATGTTAAAATTGTTTCTCTTGATGAAGGATTAACTCCATTTAAACCTTATCATTTTCAAGAGAAGTTAATTAGAAACTTCCACGAGAATAGATTTAATATTTGTAAGATGCCTCGTCAGACAGGTAAATCTACAACTGTTGTGACTTACCTTCTTCATTATGCTGTTTTTAATGATAGTGTTAATATTGGTATTCTTGCTAACAAAGCAGCGACTGCCAGAGAATTACTAGGTAGATTACAAACTGCATATGAGAACTTGCCTAAATGGATGCAGCAGGGTATTATATCATGGAATAAAGGTTCTTTGGAGTTAGAGAATGGCAGTAAGATATTGGCAGCTTCTACATCTGCGTCTGCTGTCCGAGGTATGTCGTTTAACATCCTCTTCCTCGATGAATTTGCGTTCGTTCCGAACCATATTGCAGAGTCCTTCTTTGCCAGTGTTTATCCTACTATTACTTCTGGTAAATCAACGAAAGTCATAATGGTTTCTACCCCTCACGGGATGAATCATTTTTATAGGTATTGGCATGATGCAGAAAGTGGCAAGAATGAATATATACCAACTGATGTTCATTGGAGTGAAGTTCCTGGTAGAGATACTGCATGGAAAGCACAAACTATTGCCAACACTTCAGAACAGCAGTTTAAAGTTGAGTTTGAATGTGAATTTTTAGGATCTGTTGATACTCTTATTGCACCCAGTAAACTAAGAACATTTGTATATGATACACCTATTAATAGAAATGCTGGATTAGATGTTTATCAAGTATCACAAGAGAACCATGATTATATAATTACAGTTGATGTAGCAAGAGGAGTTAGTGAGGACTACTCTGCTTTTATTGTTGTTGATATAACAGAATTTCCGCATAAGATTGTTGCCAAATATCGCAACAATGAAATCAAACCAATGCTATTTCCTAACATCATATATGAGGTAGCAAGAGGTTATAACGGTGCTTATATACTCTGTGAGGTCAACGATATAGGCGACCAGGTGGCATCACTACTTCATTATGACCTTGAGTATCAAAATGTGCTTATGTGCTCTATGAGAGGCAGGGCAGGACAGGTTGTAGGTCAAGGATTTTCTGGCAAGAAGACACAACTTGGAGTTAAAATGTCCAAGACTGTTAAGAAAGTAGGGTCTCTTAACCTTAAAACTTTGATTGAAGAAGATAAGGTAATATTCAATGATTATGAAATTATCTCAGAACTTACCACTTTTATTCAGAAAAATAATTCATTTGAAGCAGAAGAAGGTTGTAATGATGACCTTGCTATGTGTTTAGTAATATATGCTTGGTTAGCATGTCAAGATTACTTTAAAGAACTTACTGATCAGGATGTTAGAAAAAGGTTATATGAAGAGCAAAAAAATCAAATAGAACAGGATATGGCACCTTTTGGATTCATTGAAACTGGATTAGAAGGTGAAAGTTTCGTTGATGCTGATGGTGATAGATGGCATACTGATGAGTATGGCGATATGGCTCATATGTGGGAGTATATGTAAATGTCAATTTTAATAAATATTTTTTAGATAACTGAGAAATTCGGAGAAAAACGACATGGCGACTCCTCAATTGTCTCCCGGTGTACTGGTAAGGGAGGTTGATTTAACTGTAGGAAGAGCTGATAATGTACTTGATAATATTGGAGGTATCGCAGGTCCATTCCCAATTGGACCCGTTGATTTTCCTATCGATATTACAACAGAACAAGAATTGATTTCCACATTTGGAAAACCTCTTTCAACAGACGCGCAGTATGAGTATTGGATGAGCGCGGCATCCTATCTTTCTTATGGAGGGGTCTTAAAGGTTGTTAGAACTGCTGGCACTACTCTACAGAATGCCAATGCTGGTGTTGGATATGCCTACACTGGAATGACAGGAACAGGTAGAATCGATAGTTACGATGATTACATGGAGAATCATGGTGATGGAGAAGATACCAACTATACTTGGGCAGCAAAGAATCCTGGTACTTGGGCTAATGATTTAAAGGTTTGTGTTATTGATGATGTTGCTGACCAAATAATTGGTATTACGACAAGTAACTTATCACTTGCTGGCGCAACAATTGGATATGGTATTACTGCTGTTTTGGATGTTAATCTTCCTGGAGCAGGATCAACTAGTCAGTTTAATGGATATCTAAAGGGTATTATTACTGGTGTTAATACTGAATCAACAAGTGAACTATCTACAATTAATGTTAAGGTAACATCAAGAGTTTCGGCAGCTGGTACAGAAACAGCAATTACTTATGCTGAGAACACATCATTTGCTTCTTTTGATACTTCAGATTCTTGCTATTTTGTAGATAATGCTGGTATTAATACTGGTCTTTCTGCTACTGTTGCAGCATATACTCCTACAACTGCTACTGATTGGTATGATCAACAGAAACTTCAAATAAACAATGGAGTAATGTACTGGAAGTCTATTGCTCCCAGACCTGTTAGTACCAAATACACTCTTGATAGAAGTGGTAAGAATGATGGTATTCATGTGGTTGTTGTTGATGATGCAGGAAATATTAGTGGAGTCACAGGAAGTATTCTTGAGAAGCACTTAAATCTTTCTAAAGCAAAAGATGCTATTTCTGCAGTTAATGCTCCACGGAAAAACTGGTATGAGCAGTATATTGCTGATTTCTCAGATCAAGTTTATGCTGGAAGTAATCCTTCTTCCGCAGAAGATGCATATTGGAGGACTGTTCCAGTTGCTACTGGATTTACAACTGCGGGTGCAGGATATGTTCAAGTCACAAATGGAGATAGTCTCTGGGGTCTAGACGCTCAAGGAGTAACATTTAGTGGTATTGGTAATACTACTTACACATTGACGGGTGGTATTGATTATTCTGCTAATAAGGGTGCTAAAGCCGCGTTAGGAGATCTTCAAACATCATATAATAAGTTAAGCAACGAAGATGAAGTTGCTATGGATTACCTTATTATGGGTCCTGGACTTACCAATGAGGATGAGTCACAAGCAAAAGCAAATCATCTACTTTCTATAGCAAATCAAAGAAAGGATTGTGTTGCATTTATTGGACCACATAGAGGAAACGTAGTTGGTGAGTCTAATACGACTACACAAACTACAAACTTGATTCAATACTTTAGTTCACTTACATCTACATCTTATGGTGTATTTGATAGTGGTTATAAGTACACTTATGATCGTTTTAATAATAAGTTCCGTTACATTCCATGTAATGGAGACATTGCTGGTTTAACTTGTCGTACTGGAATTCTAGCATATCCATGGTTCTCACCTGCTGGACAGCAAAGAGGAATCATTAATAATGCTGTTAAACTTGCTTATAACCCAAGCAAGGCACAAAGAGATCAACTCTATCCATTGAGAATTAACTCTGTTATTACTCAACCTGGAATTGGAACTCTTCTCTTTGGAGATAAGACTGCTCTTGGATATGCATCTGCGTTTGATAGAATTAACGTTCGTCGTTTATTCCTTACCGTTGAGCAAGCATTACAGAAAGCAGCAGAAGCACAACTCTTTGAACTCAATGATGAGATAACAAGAGCAAACTTCAAGAATATTGTTGAACCATATCTTCGTGATGTTCAAGCAAAAAGAGGTCTTTATGGATTCCTCGTTGTTTGTGATACTTCAAATAACACTCCTGATGTTATTGATAACAATGAATTTAGAGCAGACATTTACCTGAAACCTGCCAAAGCAATCAACTATGTCACACTGACATTTGTTGCAACGAGAACTGGTGTCTCGTTTGAAGAAGTTGCCGGTACTGTTTAATCTAATAACATAATAAATAACAACACGGAGGACACAACAAATGCCACATACTATTCAGGACTTCAAATCAACTTTGGTGGGCGGCGGCGCCCGCCCCAATTTATTTGAGATTGAAATGACCGATTCAGCATCAGTCGCTGGGATTCCTGCTGATAAACTTAAAATGCTATGTAAAGCTGCTTCTTTACCTGCATCTACTATTGCACCGATTGAGATTCCTTTTAGAGGAAGAATTTTTAAAGTTGCTGGAGACAGAACTTTTGATGTTTGGACAATTACAGTAATTAATGATACTGACTTTGAGATTCGCAATGCCATGGAATCATGGATGCAACAGGTTGGTCAATATGCCGATGCTAGTGGTGACGCTGATCCAGCAGATTATCAGATTGATGCAACG